GGCGAGCTCGACGTGCCGATCATCGTGCTGTCGCAGCTGGCGCGGAAGAGCCTGGACCGGCCCGACCCGCGCCCGAAGATGTCAGACCTGAAGGACTGCGGCGCGTTCGAACAGGACGCCGACGTCGTCGTGCTGCTGCACCGCAAGAACCACCGCGAGGGAGGCGTGACCCAGGCCATCTTTGAGAAGCAGCGCAACGGGCCGACCGGCACGGCCAACCTGACGCTGACACGCGAGACGGTGACGTTCACCGACGGCGGCGAGGAACCGCCCGAAGCACCCAAGCCGGAGCGCGTTACGCCACCTGGTCGTAGACGCCGGAGCTAGTTGTTGACTACAATGCGAGGCACAAACTAATGAAGTTCATGGGGATTGACCCAGGGCAGGGTGGCGGCATCTCGGTGCTGTGCATCAAGGGAACGGTGCTCGATGCCGTCAAGATGCCCCGCAGCAACCACGCGCTGCTCGACTTCCTGCGCGAGTGGGACGCACCGATGGTCGTGGCGCTCGAGTTCGTGCGCTCGTCGCCGCAGATGGGCCGGCGCGGCGTGTTCCAGTTTGGCTGGGGGCTGGGGGTGCTCGAAATGGGCCTGACCGCCAGCGGCCTGCACTACAGCGTGGTGACACCGCAGAAGTGGCAACGCGCAATGGCCTGCATGAGCGGTGGCGACAAGAACGTCACCAAGTCGAAGGCCATTGAGTTGTTCCCCGGCAGGAAGATCACGCACTACGTCGCCGACTCGCTGCTGATCGCAGAGTATGCTCGGCGCTACAAGCTCGGACTCGTTCACAAACCAACAAGGAGAAGCTGATGTCGAAGACGAAGGCCAAGAAGAACCTGAAGATCGTGAAGCCACCGAAGGCCGCGAAGAAAGCCAAGGCCGCGAAGACCGCGACCTGGAAGCCCGAACGCGCCAGCAAGAAGGCGCTGTCGAACGTGCCGCGGACGCCGCGCGACCGTGCGCTGCCTGGAATGGAAGACGCGGCAATCCAACCGCTCGAGGAGATCGGTGCCATCTACGCCGACATCCGCGACCAGCGCCAGCGGCTGACGCGCGAGGAGGCCAGCCTGAAGGAGTCGGCCAGGGCGCTGATGCACAAGCACGGCAAGACGGTCTACCGGTCGAAGACCATCGAGATCGTCCTTCACGCCGGCGCGGAGGACATCAAGGTGAAGGTTCGCGGCGGGGGCGAGAATACCGCTGACGCCTCCAACGAGGCTCCAGGCGAGGCGAACACCATGAACGTGGGCGCTGACACCGAAGGCGCAGGCGACGAGTAATGGCGGCACCGAAGGCGGGGGGCAAACTGACCAAGGTAGCCCGTGGTCAAATGATTGTAAAACGCGAACCGTTCCGCATCGGCGCGTTCGAACTCAGCGACAACTGGATCGAAGTGCATGGGCGCCCCTCGCTTTCGGAATACCAGGGGTGTCTCGACTTTGTCGATCGCACACACAAGGCGGCTGGCTGGTGGCTGGTCGACCTGATCGCCTACGCCGACAGCCGCGACGACTGGAAGCAGTCGCTCGACGCCATCATCGACAGCGACATCTGCAGCGAGAACACCGCGAAGCAATACCGCTACATCAAGAAGAACGTGCCGCAGCGCATCGAAGGGGTGCCGTTCGGTCACCACGCCATCGTCGCCAGCCTGGAGCCGAAGGAACAGATCGAGTGGCTCGAGAAGTCCCGCGACGAGGGGTGGACACAGCGCGAGCTGCAGGTCAGCATCCGCGCCGCGTCACGCACCAAGATCATCAGCGGCCAGGCGCGACTCGAGGGCCAGTATCGCGTCATCATGGCCGACTGCCCCTGGACCTACAACGACAGCGGCCCGACGGTCGACGGGTCACTCGGCAAGGCCGAGCGCCACTACCCGGGCATGACCATCGCCGAACTCTGCGCGTTGCCGGTGGCCGCTCATGCGATGAAGGACGCGGTGCTGGGTTTCTGGATCACGGCGCCGTTGCTGCTGCAGAACCCAGGCCCACGCGAGGTGATTGAAGCCTGGGGCTTCGAATACAAGGCGCACCTGGTTTGGGACAAGGTGCTTGGAATGCCGGGACACTACTCGCACGTCACGCACGAACTGTTCTGCATCTGCACCCGTGGCAGCGGTGCGCCGGAGATGCCGACCGACTTGCCGAAGTCCATCGTGACGGTTCGCCGCAGGGGTGAACACAGCGAGAAGCCCAAAGAGTTCGCGGACTACCTGGAGAAGCATTGGCCCAGCGGCCCGTTCCTTGAGCTATTCGCGCGGAAGCCCCGTAAGGGCTGGGCGACGTTCGGTAACGACGCGCGGCTGTGGGCCGAGGACGCTATCCCCCACCCAGTTGAAGAGGACGAGGTGCCTTTCTAATGGACAGCAGACTGCGGCGAGTGTTGGAAGAGCGTGTCGAGACGGCGAAGGATATCAGGCGGTCGAGGCCCGTCGAGGCGCTCGACATCGTCCTGGCCGTGCTGACTGAGTTGTGGACGGAACACGACCTGCGTGAGCAGGAACGCGACGACCTGATGGACGCAGAACGGGAACGGCAGGAACGCGAAAAATAGGCCAGAAAATGCGGTGTCGCCACCGCGGAACAGGAACCTGAAATGGACGCAATGGAACGTGGACTGGCTCTCGCGATGGTGCGCGAGACGAAGGTGGAAGCGATGCGGATCGCCGAGCAGTTGGACGTCTACGCCATCACCAGGCCGCAGCTTGCCGCCGATGTGAAGGTGCTGGCGTCGAGTGTCGACGCGCTGTGCGCGGTGCTCAAGGCGATACTGGCGCCGACAGAGCAGACCCGCGAGGTGGCCGAGTTGCTCAGTGAGAACCGCCCCACCACCGGCTTGTCGGATATCGAGGTGACAGGGTGAACGAGCGCCTTCAGGTCACGCTCCACAAGACCATGGGTGACGGCACCCAATACGGCTACGCCAAAGCCCCCGGCACCACCAACGGGTTCATCATGGTGCAGCGCAAGGCCGGCGAGCTCGAGTGGCACCAGTGCTACGGTAAGGCATGGTATGCACGGTGGACGTCCGTCGCCAACGAGATCGACGCCATGCCAGAACCAGGAGAACGTGATGAGCGCGAGAAGTGAATTAATACCCGGCACCGGTTGCCACAGCCACACGCACTACGAGGGCTGTGGCTGCACGTTGCAGAGCCTGTGCTGTGGATGCCTTCCGCCACGCTACCGCCAGCCGAGTCCGGCGCCGACCGACGAACGTAAGCTCGTTGCCGAGCAGAAGTTCGGCGGCTATCAGCTGCATGTGTTCCAGGAAGGCGAAGACTTCTGGACATGGCTCGACACCGAGGTGGCCGAGTGCGATGGCTTGTGCATCGGCGTGGGCAAGAGTATTCGGGCATCACTCACGAATGCGGCCAGGACGCTGACGTCGACGCTGAACGCCGCAGGCGAGTTGGACTACCGGCAACGCGCGGCGTCAGCCACGACGCAGGAAGGGGCCACCCGTGGCGTCTAAGCTCACACCCAAGGAGCAACGCTTCGTCGACGCCTACCTAGGCAAAGCCAATGGTGTTGCCACTAAAGCGGCACGGCAAGCCGGCTACCGGCAGACCGAAGGTGCGTTGGCCGTGACCGGGAGCCGGTTGCTCAGGAAAGCTAAGGTTCGTGCAGCCATCCAGGCACGGCAGGCCAAGGAGACGAAGACCAGCATCCTGACCGCCGATGAACGCGACCAGGCGCTCTCTGATATCGTTCGCAACAAGTTCGCTGACGACAAGGTGCGTATTCGCGCCATCGCCGAGTTGAACAAATGCAACGGGCGCCACAGCATGACGCACAACGTGAAGGGCAAGCTGACGCTCGAGGAAGCGTTGGCCGGGAGTCGCCGAGTATGACGACCGAACTGATACCCGGCACTGGTTGCCACGGCCATACGCATTACGAGGGTTGCGGCTGCACGTTGCAGAGCCTGTGCTGTGGATGCCTCCCGCCCCGTTACCGGCAGTCGAGTCCAGTGGAGCCAGCCAAGGCCGCCCCGCTGACGTCAGCGGCACTAGAGGCGCTGCTGAAGGAGGCGGACTTCGTGACCTCACTCACGCAGGTGGACATCAAAAGCTGCCATCGGTGCAGCAGCAACGGAACGCCATGCCGCAAGCACTACCAGTTGGCGCTAATTCCAAACCTCGCCTCCGCCCTCCGCCAGTTGCTCTCCGATCAGTCGGCCACGCACGAGGAACAGAAGGAGGCGCTGGAGGAAGTCTGCGAGAGTTGTGGGGAACCAGCGACCCACACAACCGCCGATGACGTGGCGGTCTGCGCGGAATGCTTGCGGCAGATTCCAGCCCCGGCCCTCGCCCTGTTGGAGTCGGCGTCCCCCTGCCGTGGCTGCGGAATGTCGCAGACCTTATGCCTTGATTCCACGCTCCACGGCTGGGATTGCTGTTCCGCCTGCAACCACGGCCCACTGTCCGAAAAAAGTAGACACATTTCGGACGCCCTCCTGTCGGCCACGGAAGAAGCCGCGTTCAAGGCCGGGTTCAACGCCTTTGGGTCAGATGATGACACCGTGTGGGACTTCGACGGGCCACGGCAGACGAGGTGGGAAGCACGGTTATCGAAAGCCCTCGCCGCCTATCGTCAGTCCAGGGCCGGGAGCGTCAAATGAGCGAACCAACCCGGAACTTGTATCGGGTCGCCACGGTTGGCCTCGGCATTCATTACGTCGTCGCCACCGACCCCACGACCGCTTATCGAATGATCCGCGATTGGTTCGATGCCGAGGACTACGGCATCGACAGTAAGCGCCAACTGGTTCGGGTTGAACTGGTTGCAGCAACGGGCCGCTATCCAGACGGGACGGATCGGTTATGGATTCAGGAGTGGAAATGACGGGACTAATAACCGGCACTGGTTGCTACGGCCACACGCACTACGAGGGATGCGGATGCACCGCGCAGAGGCTGTGCTGTGGATGCCCTCCGCCCAGATACCTGCACAAGGAAGGAACAGCGAATGATCTGGAAACTCTTAATCATGCTCATCGTCGGAATGGCGTGGGGCTGGATGCTCAAGGGCAGTCGTCGATGACCGCCACGCAGAAGGCGTTCCTGAAGGCGCGTGAGCTTGGAACGCAGGATGGTGCGACCGACGACAAGAGCGACCAATACATCCTCACCGAGCTTGAGATTCTAGAGGTGCTACAGATGCACGCTGACGACGTGTTGTCGGCCACGGAAGAAGCCGCGTTCAAGGCCGGGTGGAAGGCAGCGGTAGCCACGACGTTCGGCTCATCGTCCTACGCATCGGTAGAGGAAGCCCTCGCCGCTTTTCGTCAGTCCAAGGCCGGGAGCGTCAAATGACCAAAGCCCAACGCGCAAACGAAACGACCTACAACGCTGGGCATCGGAAGGGCCGCATCACTGAGCGGCGACGAATCATGAGGATGCTGGCGGGGCGCGTGGATGCCTACAACGACAACTGCCCGGTCTTGCAGGTTATTCGCCGCATCAAGCAACTCGAAAAGCGGTCGGGGAGCGTGCAGCCATGAGCGAGAAGACGAACAAAGGTTTGCTGGCGGCGAAGGAAGCCTTACTCGCCAAGGTGTGGCGCGACGACGGCTCGATGGGTGACGTGGCGGCCCTGATCGAGCGCGTGGCGTATGAAGCGGCCCAGCCTGCTGCCATTACGGCGACGAATGACCATGAGCATCAGTTCCCCGAAGTCGATCAGGACGGCACGTTGGTGGCCTTCCCGTGTCTATTGTGCGGCCTCTCCGCGGGGGATGCCCTGAAACTGGCAGCGGAGGAGCGTCAAATGAGCGACCGCCGTGTCTGATGCCGTGTTCCACCAACTGAAGCGATACCGCGAGGGCCGCGGCATTCTGCAGTTTGTCGACGAGCAGTTCCACGTCAACCTGGACCCATGGCAGGAGAAGGCATGTCTCGCGTTTGCATCACCGCTGCCGGAGCATCGGCGCATCTCGTTGCAAGCCTGCGCTGGCCCCGGCAAGACCATGGTGGAAGCGATGTGCGGGTGGTGGTTCTTGAGTTGCCAGGGCGACATGACCGAGCACCCGAAGGGCGGCTGCGTCAGCGTCAGCAAGGAAAACCTGAAGGACAACCTGTGGGCCGAGTTCGCCAAGTGGCGCGGCGTGAGCACCTACCTGCGGAGCGCGTTCACCTGGACCGGCAACCGCATCTTCGCAAACGACCATCCCGAGACGTGGTTTCTATCCGCTCGAGCCTGGCCCAAAAGCGCCAACGCTGATGAGCAGGGCAAGACGCTGTCGGGGTTTCACTCCAAGTTCATCCTGTTCCTGATCGACGAGAGCGGTGCCATTCCCACCACGGTGCTGAGGGCCGCAGAGCAGGGGCTACCGAACACCACGTTCGGCAAGATTCTCCAGGCCGGGAACCCCATCAGCTTGGAGGGAATGCTGCACGCCGCGGCGAACCTGCTCCGCAAGCAGTGGTTCATCATCAGGATCACGGGCGACCCGAACGACCCGCAAGCTTGGGTGCATTCCCCGCGCGTGGCGAATGTCGAAGAGGGAGTCGAGACGCCGGCGCAGTGGGCGCAGCAGCAGATTGATACCTACGGTCGCGAGAACCCGTGGGTAAAGTCCTACATCCTGGGCGAGTTCCCCAACGCCAGCATCAACAGCCTGCTGGGCATCGAAGACGTCGAGGCGGCGATGAAGCGGCATCTGCGGTCACCGGAGTATGACTTCGCGCAGAAGCGGCTGGGTGTCGACGTCGCGCGGTTCGGCGATGACCGCACGGTGATCTTCCCGCGTCAGGGGCTGGCGTGCTTCCGACCCACCGTCATGCGCGTAGCCGACACGATGCAGATCGCGGCACGCGTGATGATGGCGATTCAGAAGTGGGGCGCCGAGGTGACGCTGGTCGACGATACGGGCCATTGGGGTCACGGTGTCATCGACGGGCTGCGCACCGCCGGCCAGGCTGTCGTCGGCGTGAACTACGCCGGCAAGGCGATCGACCCTCGATACAAGAACCGCCGCGCAGAGATGTGGCTGCAGATGGCGAACGCTATCAAGGGTGGCGCCTCGCTGCCGAACCTGCCCGAGATGGTGGCCGAGCTAACGGTGCCGACCTACACGTTCAGCGGTGGCCAGTTCTTGCTCGAGGAGAAGGACATGATCAAGAAGCGGCTGGGCCGATCGCCTGACCTGGCTGACGGGTTGGCGACCACCTACGCGCTGCCTGATATGCCTGGGCAGATGATGGAGCAGATCCTTGGCACGTCGAAGGCCAAGACCGGCGATGTTAGTGCGCACTTCCCGATCGGCAGCGGTGGTTCTGGGCGAGTCGAACACGACTTCGATCCCAATATGTGAAGGGGTTATGAGCTACAGCAATGTGCGTGACCCAGAGGTGCTGGGGTCGTTGGTCGGCAAGCGAGTGGTGGATATCACGCAGCACGACCCGGAGGAGTTTGCCGAGAACGGCGAGTCGAGGATCTATCTACATTTCGAGAACGGCACAACGCTGTCGTTTCCGATTGGTGACGAAGGGTTCGATCTTACTGACGTTGAAGGGGGTAGCGATGGCGAAGAGCAGTAGCAAGGAACCGTTGAAGATTCTCGTCGAGCGGCTGGGCAAGGTGCAGACCTGGACGATCCCCGACGAGCCGTTCAAGGGCAGCGCACGCAAACGTGCCGACTTCGAGAACGGGTTCCGCACGCGCACGTTCGACTTCAACCAGGGCATTGTCACGCACAGCTGGGAAGACAAGAGCGCGGCCTGGGTCGACGGCTATCACGCTGCGCAGGATCAGGAGAAGGTCAAGCGATGAACCCGCACCTGCAGCGCACCAACCGCCTAACACGAATGGTGGCCGCGGTGTCGGACAACGCGAGGCTCGACGTGTCCGAAGCGGAGCAAGGCGACCCCGTGCTGAGTGATGACGGGCAGCGCCGGTATCGAGCGCAGACGCACGACGTGCAACCTGGAAGGGTGCCGAAGATCACGTTGGTGCGCGATGTGCCGAAGGTGCGAGGCAAGAAAGCTCGAGCCGAGGAGAAGCGCCAGCGCCGGCTGTTGCGAGAGCGTGAAGAGCGGGAGTGGCGCGAGAGGGAGCAACGACCGTTCGTCGTGCCTGACGGGTTCGAGCGGGTCGAGCCGCAGGAGTATTCAGAGGTTGAACTGAACTGCAAGGGTTGCGACGGGCCGTGCGGTCGTTGCGAGGAGTTGCGAGACGAGGAAACGGTCAAATGATTGTAAGACAGGCAACCGAAGCCGACGAACTGCGGCTCGTCGAGATGATGACCAGGTTCCTGCTGTCGACGCCCTATGGCCGATGGGTGCAGCCGACGCCGGAGCAGTCGCTCGAGTTCGTGCAGCTGATCCTGAAGATCGGCGGCGTGTTCGTGGTCGAGCGCGATAGTGGCCGGCGTGTTCCTGGTGTCTGCGTCGACATCGACGGCAATGAATGGCACGCGCCAGGCGGCTGCGATGTGTGCAAGCCGGTGCTGGTCGGGATGCTGGCCGGCATCATCGCCCCGCACCCGATGCACGGCGAAATGCACGCCGACGAAGTCGCCTGGTGGGTCGAGCCGGAGCATCGCGGTGGCCGCGCAGCCTACCGTATGTTGCGGTCGTTTGAAGAGTGGGCGCGACAGAATGGTGCAATTGTGGTAAAAATGGTCGCGCCAACCGGCTCCGCTGTTGGCGGCTTCTATCAACGCTTGGGCTACTCGCCTGTCGAGTGCATGTTCGCGAAGAGATTGTGACCTATGGGACTACTCAACGCGATCAACGCCAGGAAGGTGCTGGAAGAAGCCCGACGCAAACGCGCCGAACAGCAGACCCTGGCGCCTGGCCCTGCGGCTGACGTCCTGAACGGCGCACCGAAGGCCGACCCAAGCGGCAACGCCGCGATCGCACAAGCCTCTGGTGAACGGCAGCGCAAACGCTCTGCTGCCGGCAGCATCCTGTCGACCCCGTCGCTGGCCAAGTCGACGGCACCGAAGCCTCTCAAGCCCGTGCTGCGCCCCAGAAGCCTGAGCGGTTACTGATGCCCGATTACTTCAACGACCCACTAACCAAACGCGCACGCTACGAGTCGCTGCGAAGCGGCCTGCTGCAACAGCGCACGACGTTCGACTCACACTGGCAGGAGCTTGGCAAGTTCATCTCCCCGAGCCGCGTGCGGTTGAACGGTGGCTCGATGAACCAGGGCAACAAGCAGCGCCAGGACATTATCGACTCGACTGCCGGCTTCGCCTCGAGGACGCTGGCGTCAGGGATGCACGCCGGCCTGACGTCGCCGGCGCGGCCCTGGATGAAGCTGACCACGCCCGACCCTGGTCTCGCGAAGCAGGGGCCGGTGAAGGAATGGCTGCATGAGATCACGCAGCGAATGCTGATCATCTTCCAGCAGACCAATCTCTACCAGGCGCTGCCGACCATCTATGGCGACCTTGGCACGTTCGGCACGTCGGCGGTTGCGATCCGCGAGGACAGCCGCGACCTGTTCCGTTGCAAGTCGTTCGCGATCGGCACCTACGCGATCGGTCTCGACGAGCGCGACATGGTCTGCACCTTCGTGCGCGACTACGAGATGAGCGTGCGGCAGGTGATCAAGGAGTTCGCGCTGCGCCCTGACCGGTCGATCGACTGGTCGGTGGTGTCGCCGACGATCAAGTCGCTGTGGGACAGGGGCAACTACGAGGCGCTGGTCAAGGTCACCTGGATCGTGACGCCGAACGAGAACGCGAACCCCGACATGCTGGCGGCGAAGTATTTCCCGTTCAGCAGCTGCCACTTCGAGACCGGTGGTGGCGCCGGCGGTGAACGTCGGTTCCTGAAGGAGAGCGGGTATCGCACCTTCCCGCTGTTGGTGCCGCGCTGGGACGTGACGGACGGCGACAGCTACGGCACCGAATGCCCTGGCATGATCGCGCTGGGCGACGTCAAGCAGCTGCAGATCGAACAGCGCAGGAAGGGCCAGGCGATCGCGAAGATGGTCGACCCCCCGCTGGTCGGGCCACCGGCGCTGCGTGCGTCGAAGACCTCGCTGCTGCCTGGCGATATCACTTACGCCGACGAGCGCGAGGGCATGAAGGGGTTGCGGTCGATTCACGACGTGAACCTGCGGATCGACCACCTGGCCGCGGATATCAACGACGTGCAATACCGGATCGACAGGGCTTACTACGCTGACCTGTTCCTGATGATGGCGCGGAGCGACCAGGGGCAACCCATCACCGCACGCGAAGTCGAAGAGCGGCACGAAGAGAAGCTGCTGGCGTTGGGGCCGGTTCTCGAGCGCACGAACGACGAGCTACTCGACCCGCTGGTCGACCGCGTCTATTCGATGATGGAACTGGCCGGCCTGATCCCGCCGGTGCCAGAGGCGCTCAATGGCGTGAAGCTGCGCGTCGAATACATCTCGATCATGGCGCAGGCGCAGAAGATGGTCGGGGTTGTCCAGCAGGACAGGTTCATGCAGACCATGCTGGGCCTGCAGCCGGTGTTCAACGGCGTGAGCATGAAGGTGAAGATCAACGACGTCGTCGACACCTATGCCGACATGCTGGGCATCGACCCGAGCCTGGTGCGCACGAACGAAGAGGCCGACGCCCTGGCCGCGGAAGCCGCGAAGGCCATGCAGGCGCAGCAGGAGGCCGACGTGATGAAGACCCAGGCGCAGGCCATCCAAGCTGCCGGCACGACGCCGATGGACGGGGGCGAGACCGCGCTGACCCGCGTGGCTGATGCTTCGCAGGCGGTGATGTAGTGGCCGACCAGGACGCCGGCGCCACCGTTCGGAATGCTGCGGCACCGCGGCAGGTGAAGCGTGCAGGCCGGCTCGAGAAGGAACGCCGCGAGAAGGAACTGGCCGACGTGCGGGTCGTGTGCGACACCGAAGAGGGCCGGCGGTTCATTTTCCGGCTGATGGGACACTGCAAGGTGTTCGAGAGCGTTTACGGTGTCGACCTGGCTTACCAGGCCGGCAAGCAGGACGTCGGCCACTACCTCATGGCGGAAGTGAACGACGCGAACGATGAACTGCTGTTCCGCATGATGCGGGAAGCGAAGACGGCCAAGCAGCGCGAGGATGCGGCGAACGACGCCATCAACGCCTCGAGCGAAGCCCAGGAGTAGACAGTGCCGACACCTGAAGAAGTAGCAGCAGCAAAAGTTACGAGCGATGCCGTGGCGGCAGCAGCAGCCGCGGCGAAGACCACCAGTGATGCGGCAGCAGCGGCTGCAGCAGCGGCAGGCACGAAGGCAGAGGGTGGCGAGGCCACCAAGGACGCCAACGCGCAGGCAGGCGAGACGCCCGAACAGAAGACGGCCAGAGAGACGGCAGCAGCCAAGGCGGCAGCTGACGCAGCGAAGCCGAAAGCACCCGAGAAGTATGAACTGAAGCTGCCCGAGGGGGCGGTGATCAACGCCAGGGACGTGGCGATGATCGAGACCTTGGCGCGAGAGGCCGACCTGGACAACGTGACGGCGCAGCAGTTGCTCGAGCAACACGCTGAAGTCACGGGAAAGCAGGCCGCAACCTTCATCGCGGAGTTGACCGCAGACAAGAAATACGGTGGAGAGAAGCTGGCCGAGACCCAGCAGCTTGCCAACGCAGTGCTTGACCGCGTGAGACCAGCCGGCACGCCGCAGGGCGATGCCTTCCGAGCGTTCATCAATCGTGGTGGTGTCAACAACAGCCTCGAGGTGGCCTCGTTCCTGGCCGACCTGGGGCGCATGACGCTGGAAGACGGGCAGGTCATGGGGTCAGCGGCGAAGCCGGATGCCAAAGCAGAAGACGTGCTGTATCCGAACACGCCGGCCTACCTCAAGGATCTGTAGGTCGACCGGGTCAGTTCAAATTGGAGAGAGTCACATGCGTTACTTGTTTGCCGTTGTCACCCTGATGCTCTGCGCGATCTTCACGGTCGACGTCGGAGCGGTCAGCCAGTTGGGCCATCAGGCACTGGCTTCCCCTACGTTCGCTGCCGATGCGGTCAAGCTCCTCGCAACCCTGGGCGGTCTTGCCGTCTTCGGTACGGTGCTTGGCGCTAATTCCCTCACGCTGGCCGACCACGCGAAGCGCACCGACCCGAGCGGTGGTATCTCGAAGATCGTCGAGATGCTGTCGCAGAGTAATCCGTTGCTCGAGGACATGGTGTGGCGCGAAGGTAACCTGCCCACTGGTCACCGCACCACGGTTCGCACCGGTCTGCCGACTGTCGCGTGGCGCCTCATCAACGCCGGCGTAACGCCCAGCAAGTCGCACACCGCGCAGATCGACGAACAGGCCGGCATTCTCGAGGCGTGGTCGGAAGTCGACGTCGACCTGGCCATCCTGAACGGCAACGTCAACGCCCTGCGCATGAGCGAGGCGCGTGCGTTCATCGAAGCGATGAACCAGGAGATGGTGCAGACCCTCTTCTACGGCAACGGTGGCCTGGCGCCCGAAGAGTTCACCGGCCTCTCGGTGCGCTACTCGAGCCTCTCGGCTGGCAACGCGACCAACATCATCGACGCCAGCGGCACCGGCTCCGACAACGCGTCGATCTGGCTCGTTGCATGGGACGAAGAGACGATCAGCGGCATCTTCCCCAAGGGCAGCAAGGCTGGCCTGCAGCACAACGACTACGGTGAAGTCACCGTGGAAGTCACCGCCGGCGTGGCGGGGCAGCGTATGCGTGCGCTGCAGGAGCGGTGGCAGTGGAAGGCCGGCATCGCGCTGAAGGACTGGCGCTACGTCGTGCGCATCTGCAACATCGACATCAGCGACCTGGGCGGCGGTTCGCCGACCGACCTGATCGACCACATGGAGAAGGCGATCGAGATGCTGCCCAACGAATTGGGCCGGCCCGTGTTCTACATGAACCGGACGGTGGCGCGGTTCCTGCGCAAGCAGGAGCGTGCTGACGTGTCGACCGGTGGCGGTCTCACCTACGAGAACGTCGCAGGCAAGCGTGTGATGGACTTCAGCGGCATCCCGGTGCGCCGGGTCGACGCGCTGCTCAATTCGGAAGCGCGGGTCGTCTAGGCCGGCATTGCCGGCTTCGACCTCGAGTTCAGCAACCCGTTTCTTTCAAGGAGTAGACGCTTATGTATCTCGACGCTCTTCTGCTGGTCTCCAACGCGCAGGCGTTCGGTGCCGCGGCAGTTTCCACTAACTCGATCGACTTGGGCAACGTCACGCCCAAGCGCCAGATCGGCACCGGCGAACCGATGGGCTTCGGCTTCGCCGTCACGACCGCCGGCACCGTTGCCGCCTCGCTGATCGAAATCATCAGCGCGACCGACACCGCGCTGACGACCAGCATCGTCGTTCACGCCTCGCGGAGCATCGCGCTGGCTGACACCACCATCGGGTCGCTGCACTTCGTGCCGTTGCCCCCTGGCACTCCCACCCAGCGGTATCTGGGCATCCGCGTGACGACCGCTGGCGGCACCATCAGCGGCACCGCGTGGCTCACGTCGGCTGCGCTCTTCTCGATCGCGCCGATCCACTACGCACGCAACTACTCGATCTAGTAGTTCGGGCATTCACCGGTGGCCGGCCTGGGGCATGTGTCCTGGGCCGGCTTCACCCGCTTAGAGGGAGAAGAGCATGGCGAAGAAGACAGCTGCAACACCGCCCGTCGCGAAGACTGCACCCAAGCCGAAGCCTGCACCGCCGGCGCCGAGCGCGTCAGCCGCAGCCAAGGTCGAGAAGGAACTGCAGGCCGAACAGCAGGCGCTCGACGCCAAGCGTGGCAAGGGCGCGAAGATCCGCGTGAAGGCCACGAAGATGGGGTATCTCGACGACATGCGCCGGCGCGAGGGTGACGTGTTCGACATTTACCCGAACCAGTGGAGCGAGAAGTGGATGGAGATCGTCGACGGTGAGACGCCGAAGAAGGTCACCAGCGCCCCGGCTGCACTGAAGGCGCACCACGACGAACTGTTGAAGGGTCGCCTGGTTGGCAAGTCGACCGGCGACACCGACGTGCTGGGCTAGAAGCGGAATCGATCCGGCGTTCACGGTTTATGAATCGTGAACGCCGACCTGTCGGGGAGTGGTAAATGGCGAAACGGCAATTCCTGCAATACGAGATTTACCTCACCGACAGAGCCGCAGTTGATGCGGCCAACGCTGCACATCCGACCGGCCTGTTCATGGCCCCGGAGACGGCGGCGACCACCTACAGCGCCCCCATTCAGGAATACACGGTCGGCTCCTTCTCGGCGCCCTGCACGCGCTCGTCGTGGTTCTGGTCAGGCTTTGAGGCCAACCGGCCTCGAGACGTCCTGAGCTTCGTGCGCAAGAGCGGTGGCTGGTTCGGCATCCACGCGCTGTTCGGTGACACCACGGTCTTCTATTGGGTTGGCACGTTCTACTACATGGCCCCGGTGGCCGGCGAGATCGAAGGGGAGCCGGTCGAAGCGGTCAACCTGGCGACGACGTCATTCTTGGTTGGGTTCGAGCGCCCACCAAACGGCGAAGGCGGCGACCACCGCAACGCTTCGCGAGAAGCCTCTCGGCATGTCGACGGGTTCGGCATGGCGCTGCGCGGAGACGCCAGCACGCAAAGCTCAGACTTCTTCACGAACGTCTACGGTGCTGCCGCCAGGAAAGCGTCGTGGGAGCGGTTCTATATTCGGCCCCGTGCGGTGCCGACAGTGGCCTCGTCGTGCCGCTTGTGGTCGTGCCGCAGTTCCGTGTCAGGGCTGGCCGGCATCACGATCACGATCAACACTACGAATCAGCTAACCGTCTACAACCAGGACGCCGGCGGCACTGGCACATTGCTTGGCACAACGGAAGCCCTCGAGGTTGGCACTTGGTATAAGGTCGACCTGCTGTTCTCGTTCGCCACGGGCGGCAGCGGAGCCGGGTCGAAGTTTTATTTGTATCTGAACGGCGTCCTGAAGCTCACCTTCTTGACGCTCTCAGGTGGGCTGGGCGAGAACGCGAACCACGGTCGAACGATCCTTGGGCCTGACGGCTTCGCCCACAGCCACGAAGTCGACCTCGACGACTGGACGTGCAAGACCTGGCCGAACACCGATTCCGGTGGTCGCTTCACCGGTCTGGACTGGCTGAACGGGACAAAGATTTTGTCAGTGGGCGCCTCTGGGTTCGGGCCGGGGCATGGCACCTATGTGGGTGACTTCCGCACGACGCTGGATAGCGTCTACGCCGGCGGTTCCGAAGTTCTCGGCACGGGCGTGTCGATCACCAGCGCCGTGGCGTCAGACGTGGCCGAGATCGCTCTCGATATTACGACCATGAACGCGAACCCCGGTTCGCTGGGCTTGGTGTCGATGCTAGTGGCCCAAGTGTCGAAGGGGCCGAACGGCGGCGTGTTGGGCTATCAGGTCAACGGTGGCACCCTGACGCTGTCGAGCATCACCGAGAACACCAGCAGCTACACCGCCTTCAATAAGCTGTACAACCCCACGCCTGCGCCAGCACCAGTCCCGATCACGTCCATCATTCTTCGCTACGTGAAGGCCGCGTCCGTTTCAAGCAGTCAGATTCTCACGATGGGCGCGGTGGTCGAATTGGTCGGCGTGTTCGGCGCCGAGGACGTGACGGTCGAAGACGTCGGCAACCCGCTGCCGGTGCCGGCGCGAAACGGCATCCACAATTCACCCTACCCGTCGTCGCCGTGGGCGCATCTCGGCACGCGCCACCAGTCGCCCTACATCATCCACTCCGGCACTTATGTCGGCAACGGCACGGGGCAAGACCTCGTCTTCCGCTGCCCGGTGAATTGGATCTGGATTCGCGCCGTGGGTGCTGGTGGGTTCTCTATGTTCCGCCACACGGGGATGGAGTCGAACAAGGTCAGGTTCTTCCAGGGTATACGAACCGACGCAATCGTCGATATGTGCATCGACCCGACGTTCGTCGGCGCTGGCACCGAGGACGCCCAAGAGCAGCGCACGTTGGTGCGAATCGCCACGTCTGAGGCATCAGCGAACGCACTCGGCACGACCTACCAATACGTGGCGGTGCAAGACCCCGGTAGCCGGTTCATGCTGAACAGCAGTTCCAAGCACCCGTCTGCGCTGGCGTCGGCGGCGAACGCGCTCCACGACCCACGCTTCTTGCCGCTGGTCGCATTCATCACCGCCGAGAGTTACTCGGTCGACCAGTCCAGCACGCCCTACATTGTCTACAAGGGGCAAAGCCACGGCGCCCTGGAATGGCAGAGCCTCACTGGCTCGGCTCCGACCAATAACACGCTGTCCTTCACACAAGGGTTCGTGAACACGCTGCCAGCCGCGCACCAGAGCGCGGCGAACGGCGGCATGGTGGGTTTCAACTGCTGGCGCAAGGACGACGGCTCTGGTGATGCCGGCTTGCCGAAGGTCGTGCAGCTTGGCAGCTACACCGGCAACGGCACCGCCTCGCGCACGATCTCGTTCCCGATCCCGGCTGGTGTGCGCCCGTTGTGGGCGATCGTGCAGCCGCGCAACGCCGCCAGCATCTATCGCGACCCAAGCCACACCGGCACGACCAGCACCCTCTGTCCTTCGTCGAATAATGCCTCGACTGGCATCATCGCTGGCGGCATCGACTCGTTCGACGTCGGCCTTGTGCTGAACGCCAACGGCATCACCTACGAGTTCTTCGTGCTGCCAGGTTCGGCCACGGCTGGTAACGGTGGCTGGTCTGTCAACGGCGAGTTCGCGCCGGTCGAGCCTGACTCGCCGCCTGGATACTGCGAAGACCCAGAGGCGTCAAACTTCGGGGAGTATGGCGTCTGCACCTACGACCCCGATCCCGAGCCGCCGGTCGAAGACCCTGATCCCGATCCAGGGCCAGACGATGGCGACGACTGCGAGGCCGGCGAGGTGTGCGTCACCGCCACGACCAAGCAGGTCAACCTGGCGTTGCTCGAGCTTGGCGTCAACAAGCTGCTGACCAACTACTGCACGCAGGAGACCCGCGAGGCGGTGATCATGCAGGCACTCTACGAGTCGTGCGTGAAGCACACGTTGGTCGCCTACCCGTGGCCCTTCGCGACGAAGTATGCGACGTTGGGCCTGACGGAGACGCAGCCGACGCACTCCGACTGGACTTACGCGTGCCGCATCCCGTCCGACTGCGTGTTCCCCCGCCGGCTGGTGGTGAACCGCGGCACCGCGGCTGACCCGACCCCGCCACCGTTCGGCCTCTCGAGCGATGCGTCGGGCGGCATCCTGCTGACCAACCAGGCTTCACCTGTCCTGGAATACACCTGCCGACCGAACTGCGTGGCCTACAACGGCGACGACCTGTTCCTCGAGGCGCTGAAGTGGCGACTGGCCGCAGCCGCCGCGCCGGCGCTGACGCGCGTGGCGAACGAAGCCGAACGCTGCATGAAGATGTTTGAGATCCTCATCCAGAAGGCCGAGGCGACCATCAAGCCGGGAGTGCCTGGTCTGCGCCCGTCTGCCGACCCGAACGACCCTGACACCACGGCAGCGGCCATCGCCGCCAACATCCAGGTGATCAACCGTGGCCTGATCCGCATCGGTGCGAAGACCATCACGAACCTAACCACCGAGCAGAGTCGAGAGGCCATCGCGGCGAAGCTGGTCTTCGAAGACGAACTGCGGTCGTGCTTGCGCGACTACCCCTGGTCGTTCGCGACCCGCTACGACGAAGCCCCGACGTTGGTCGGTGGCACGTCCACGGATCCGGTGAACCCTGACTGGCAGTATTCGTATCGACTGCCCACCGACATGGTGACCGTGCGGCGGCTGGTGACGGAAGGCACGGGCCGGTCGTTCGAAGCCGAGCCGACGACATGGCGCTTGGGCAGCGATGCCACCGGGCCCCTGCTGTTCACGGGCGAAGACGAGCCACTGGTCGAATACACGGCCAGGGTCGACAACGCCATGGTGTTCGCGGACAGCGTGTTCCGAGACGCCCTGTCCTGGCGCATCGCCGCCTCGCTGGCGCCGACGCTGGCCCAGGTGAACCCTCACGCGCCCGACCAGCACGGTCGTGGCCCTGCGACCCCGCAAGACCCGACAGCGCGGCAGGGACGCGCCTACAACGAGTCAGCCCAGCGCAAGCAGGTCGCGCAGTGGGCCTGGGCCATGTATCTCCAGGCGCTGCGGCAGGCCAAGGTGGGCGACGGCAACGAGCAACAGCAGGAGCCACACGGTGATGCCGAGTGGATCAGGGGGCGTGAATGATCTACCCCGGCAGCGTCATCCAGCGCGGGTTCTCTGGCGGTGAACTCGCGCCGGTTCTTCACGCTCGAGCAGACCATGAGAAATACACATCGGGTCTGGCGATGTGTAAGAACTTCATGGTGCTGCGGCACGGGGCGGTCGCGAACCGTCCAGGCTTCCGCTTTGTTGCTGAGTGCAAGACGACCGACGCTAACGTGCGACTACTGCGCTATGTGAGCGAGACGCAAAACGAGTCGATGCTGCTCGAGGCCGGCGCGAACTATATCCGGTTCTACAAGAACGGTGCGCGGGTGCTGGTGGCCGGTGTCGCTGCCTACAGTGGCGCGACACCCTACGTCCCAGGCGACCTCGTCTCAAGCGGTGGTGTGAACTACTACTGCATCGACGACACCACCGGCAACGCGCCTCCGAACGCGCTGTTCTGGTATCCGCTCGAGGACGACATCTTCGAAATCCCGACCACCTACACCACGGCGGGCCTGTTCAATTGGACGCAGAGCGGCAACGTGATTGTGTTGACGCACCGGTTGCACGACCCGCGCGAGCTCATTTGCCTTGGCGAGACGACGTGGGTGCTGCGCCTGGCCGACACCGTGCCTGACATCTCCGAGCCGCTGGGGCTGGCATTGGCGCCAGTGGCCGGCGCACAAATCTACGCCTACATGGTGACGGCTTCGCATGTCGACACGGGCGAGGAGAGCCTCCCGTCGCTGCCGGTGGTCGACGTCGCCATCGCAGCGCCGACGGTGGCGGTGCCTCACGCGCTGACCTGGACCGCCCACGCGGACGCAGGGTTCTACAACGTCTACTGCGACCCGACCGGCAACGGCGTCTTCGGCTTCGTCGGAACCGCGGCGTCGAACCTGTTCAACAACCCAGGCAACATTCCCGACTTCGCGGTGACGCCACCGATCGACCGCACACCGTTCGTCAGCGCCGAGACACGTCCGCATGTCTGCGCCCACTACCAGCAGCGCCGGTTCTACGCCAATAGCATCGCCGCGCCGGAGGGTATCGAAGCCTCGCGCATCGGGTTCCCGAATAACTTCGGGCGCAGTTCCCCGCTGCAGGACGACGACGGTCTGACGTTCCGCATGGTGGGTCTGGCGAACCACCCCGTGCAGCACATGATCGGGCTGAAGCAGTTGATCGTGTTGACCGACGCCGGCGGCTGGTCGGTGGGTGAACCCAAGGTGCCGCTGACGCCGTCGAACATTCCCGCCGACCAGGAGATTTACGTCGGCGCGGCCCCGGACATCGCGCCCATCGTCGCTGGCAATTCGCTGATCTACCTGCAGTCGCGCGGGTCAATCATCCGCGACGTGCGCTTCGACATCCAGGTCGATGGCCTGGGCGGTCGTGACCTGACCCTCTACGCTTCGCACCTGTTCGACGGCCACGTCATCGACCGCATGGACTACTCGCTGACGCCGCACTCGATCATCTGGTGTGTGCGTGACGACGGCACCCTGCTGGGCATGACCTACGTGCGCGAGGAGGAAGTGTTCGGCTGGCACCAGCACACCACGCAGGGGAACTTCGAACAGGTCTGCACGATCCCAGAAGGACGCGAGGATGTGCTGTATGCCGTGGTGCAGCGCACGATCGACGGCAACAACGTGCGCTACATCGAGCGCATGGAGTCGCGCGACCTGGACCCCGACGAGTTCAACGAGACGTGCTTCTTCGTCGACAGCGGCCTGAGCTATAACGGGTCGCCGGCTACGGTGTTCAGCGGCCTGGATCATCTCGAGGGTGAGTCGGTCGCGGTGGTGGCTGAAGGCGTCGACCTGGGCCAGTTCACGGTGGCCGGTGGCAGCGTGACGATCCCGACCGCTTCCGGCGACGTCCACATCGGCCTGCGGTTCCCGACCACGGAGATCGAGACGCTCGACCTGGATGCCCCTGGCACGGACATCCGCGACCGCTACAAGCGTGTCGGCGCCGTGACGTTGCTGGTCGACAAGTCATCGCGTGGGTTCTCGATCGGCCAAGACCGCGACAGCCTGACGCCCTACGAGCAGAGTTCGTTCGACTCCGAGGACGACACCTTCACGGGTCAGATCGAAGTCACGCTCGAGTCGACGTTTGAGAAACCTGGCCGCGTGGTCGTGCGGCAGGACAGCGCGTTGCCGATCTGCATCCTGGGCCTGCTGCCCAATGTCGCGGTTGGCGGATAGAATGAGGCACACATCATGGCCGTAGGCACCGCAATGCTCGTCATGGCAATCGCCAGCACCGCCGTCTCCACCTACGGTGCGATCAAGCAGGGGAACGCTGCGAAGAAGGCCGGCGAGAAACAGCAGGAGGCGGCTGAGAGCATGGCCGACCTCTCGGACTTCAACGCCGCGGTGGCCGACGTGCAAGCGCAGGATGCGCTCGACCGTGGTGCTGAAGACGAGTCCAGGTTCCGAATGCAGGTTCGCGGTGCCGTGGGTGCTCAACGCGCCGGCTTCGCCGCGATGAATGTCGACGTCGGCTACGGGTCGGCGCTCGACGTGCAGCAGGACGCGGCCACCCTGGGCGAGCTCGACGCGCTGACCATCCGCAGCAACGCACAACGCGAGGCGTGGGGCTACAAGGTTGCGGCCTACGACTACCGCAAGCGTGGTGAAGTGCAGCGCGAGGAAGGCGTCATGCTGGCCGAGTCGGGTCGAGCAGGGCAGACCGCCGCGCGTATCGGCGCCGTCAGCAACGTGATCGGCGTCACCGGTTCGCTGATGCAGCAACGCTACGGGTTCGGCTCTAGTCGCACCACCAACACGCCCACCACCACGGGGAACCCCTAATGCCCGTCGCACGACAGCAGCGTCAGGTCGGCACCGCGGCCCTTCCAGGTGCGAGACTCACTGCGGCTAAGACCGCCACCTCGACCGGCGCTGGGTTGGCGCAGGCAGAGGGCGAAGTCGGCCAGGCCATCGAGCGCCTGGGTGCGGTCGGCACCGCGCTGGGCGTCAGCACCTACGGGCGCGTGATGGAAGAGGAGCGGCAACGCGCCGACAACATCGCGCTGCTGAAGGCCGACAACAAAATCTCGGAGTGGAAGAACAACCGGCTGTTCAACACCGTCGATGGCGCCTTCACAAAAAAGGGCGCGGACGCGATGGGTCTACCCGAACAGGTGAACGACGAGTTCATCGCGCTGACGAGCGAACTCGAGAAGGACATGAACGACCGGCAACGCGCGAGGTTCGCGGCGGTGCGGTCACAGCACGGCACCGGCCTGGACTTGACGTTGCGCCGGTATCAGTTGGAAGAGACGAACCGCTACGAGGCCGACGAGCTTGAGGCGAAGATCAAGAACTCGTTGTCGAGCGGCTGGTCGAACGCGCAAGACCCGAAGCAGGTAGGCATCGACCTGGAGGCCGGGACGAATGCCATCAAGCTGCACATGAAGCAGATGGGCGCAGGGCCGAAGACCATCGAGCAGAAGACGCTCGAGTTTTCTTCAGCGATGCACAGCGGCGTGATCGAACGGTTGGTCAACAGCGGCCAGGACATGAAGGCGTCGGCCTACTTCGACGAGGTCAAAGGCACGGGGCAACTGACCGGCAAGGCGCTGGGCGACATCGAGAAGGCACTCGAGACGGGTTCGCTGCGCGGCGAGTCCCAGCGCAAGGCCGACGAGATCACGGCGACCGGCAAGAGTTACGACGAGATGATTGCCGAGGTGAAGAAGATCAAGGATCCCAAACTGCAGGACGCCACCAGGGAGCGCGTCGAACACTTCGACACCAAGCGCGACCAGCAGAAGCGGGAAGCCGAAGAGGTTATCGTCAAGAACGCTTACACCATCGTCGAGCGCACGAAGGACTGGCGCAGTGTGCCGGTCAGTGAATGGCAGAAGATGTCGCCGGCGTCCAGGTCGATGCTGCGCTCGGTGTCGGAGCACCTGACTGAAGGGGTGCCGGTGAAGACGGTGCCGTCGACCTACTACACCCTGACGCAGGAAGCGGTCGACGACCCCGACAAGTTCATCAAGCGCAACATCCTCGAGTCAGCCGGTCGGCTCAGCCCCAGCGACCTGGAGCAGATGATGAACCTGCAGATGCAGATCAAAAGCTCCGGCAAGGCCGCAGCCGCGGCGCAGGCGGCGAAGACCCTCAACGGTCTGCGAACGAACTCGGAGATATGGAACGGCGTGTTGTTCGACTCCGGCCTGGACAAGGACAGCGACGAGGCCCACGAACTGCACAAGGAACTCGACCGTCGCATCGACGCCCTACAGGACGCGAAGAAGGGGCAGGCCACCAACACCGAAATGCAGGAGGTGGCCGACAGCCTGGTCGGCAACATCGTGCTGCAGCCGGGATCCTGGTCGAACATCATTCCAGGTGGCGCACCGTTCTACGACGTCACCAAACCGATGCGGAGCGTGACGGTGGCCGACATCCCACCGAACGAGCGGAGCGCGACGATCAACCGACTGAAGCAGAGCGGCATCCCAATCACCGACGATTCAATCTTCACGCATTGGGTAAAGGCGAAACGCGCAATGGGACAGGTGAAAAAGTGACGCCGTTCGACGAGGCACTCGACGATGTGATCGACGAACAACAGGCACCTGTCGCCCAGGTCGCGCCGGATGTCGACCCTGCCTTCTCGGCGGCACTCGACACCACGGTGAAGCAGTCGACGTCCGACTCGACGGCGAAGCTGCGCGAGTCGACCAAGCAAGCCGAGCAGATGGCCCCTGACCGTGCGGCGAACGTCTACCGGATGTCGAAGCAGTTGGGCATCTCGCCAGAGAGCGTCAATCGCAACTACGACCGCTACGCCAAGAGCCTCGCGCGTGACGAGAAACCCCTAGCCGAGATTCAGGCATCGTCGCCGCACCTGGCCGAGTGGCTGCAGGAACCGGCTCACGCCGCTGTGTCGCAGGACGACCTTGAGAACCTTGGCACCCTGGAGTGGTTGCTGACGGGGCCGCAACGCGCGATGACGAAGGGCATCTTCCAGATCGAGGTGTCGCGCCTTCGCACGAAGTCGATGTTTGGCGAGCTCACCCAGCGTGAGCAAGACCAGTTGACGGCGGCGAAGAACCTGATGACCGAGCACGAACGCGACGGCTCAGGCGATTCATGGTTCCGTCGCGCGGTGGCCGGCACGGCAGGGCAGATCCCGAACCTGATCGCCACCATCCCGGCTGGCCTGCAGCGTTCGGCCTACACCATTCCAGGTGCGGTGGGCGTTGGGCTTGGCGCGGCGGCAGTCATGGGAACGGCACCGCTGTCGATCCCCGCCTTGATGGGCGCTGGCCTGACGGCTGGGATGATGAGCACGGGCGCCGAGTTCGGGTTCCAATTGGAAGCCGGTCTGGCCTACGACGAGTTCCTGGCCTTCAAGGACGAGTTCGGCCAACCGATCGCACCCGAAGCCGCCAAGGCCGGAGCGGTCGTGGCAGGGGCGCTGAACGCTGGTTTGGAGATGGTCGGCCTAGGGTTCCTGGCCCGACAGTTCCCCGGCATCGAGAAGCTGACCGGCATGGCTGGCCGGAATGCCGTCAGAGCGGCCCTGCGAGTGCCTACAGTGCGTTCGGCGCTGGTCGAGGCGGGGAAGATGTTCGGCCAGACGCTGGCCGCAGAGACGTCCGTAGAAGTCGCGCAACGGGCCTTCACGATCATGGGCGGCGAACTGTCGAAGATCGCCAGCGGCCAGGACATCGCGCCGATCACGGGTGGGCAGTTCTTTGGCGACCTGGCCGAAGAAGGCGTCGGTGCGCTCGAGGCATTCGCCTTGATGTCGCTGCCTGGACCGGTGATGGGCGCGAACATCGACGTCCGTCGCGCGAAGCTGGCATCACAGAACTCCGAGTTCTTCAGCGCCTTGGGTGGCGCGGTGAAGGCGTCGAAGACCGGTGAGCGGATGCCTGAGGCGCTGCAGACGCTGATCGAGAAGGCCACCAAGGATGGCCCCATCGAGACGGTCTACGCCCCTGTCGAGTCCTGGAAGGCTTACTGGCAAAGCAAGGGGATCGACCCCGAAGAGATGGCGACCGAGGTCACCGGCAACCCTGATGCGCTCAAGCAGGCCGAGATCACGGGCGAGCACCTCGCGATGCCGATGGCGACCTACGCCACGAAGCTGGCCGGCACCGAGCACAACGCCGCGCTGTCGCAGGAACTGAAGCTGGGCGACCCGAACGCGATGAACGCGCGGGAGCAGAAGCAGTTCATCGCCGACCAGAAGGCCGAAGCCGCGGCAGCAGCGGATGCCGCCGACCCAAACAAGCCGGTGCTCGATGCGGTGCGAACCGAAGTGGAGCAGCAACTGCAGACGGCCATCACGGCGTCGGGCCTGAAACTGCCAGCCGACTTCGCGTCGACCAACGCCGAGGTGTGGCAGGAAATGCTCACGACGATGGCCGCGAACGAGGGCATCGATCCGGTCGAGTTCCTGCGTGAGCACCTGAGCGGCATTGCTGGCCCCCTGGAGACGGACGAGTCTGCGCTGGCCGAAGGCGACACCATGTCGCAGTCGGCGCCGACGGAGTTGCAGGGCGAGAAGTGGGAAAAGGCCAAGGCGCTCTACGCCGAATGGGGTGGGCTGGAAGAGCGGCACGGCGTTAGGATGGCGACCGCGCTGAAGAAGGCCGGGATCAAGTTGCCGTCGCGCAGTGGCGCCGAACGCGCAGCCGCGCACAAGCTGGTCGAGCAGGCGCTGAACCTCGCCCACGCGCCGGCTGGGCCGACCGAGGGGCCGTTCGCTCAGCAGGCACGGCGGCAAGCGGTCGAAGAGAAACTCGACGCGAACGACGCGAGAGCACAGGCGCTGGCGCTCGATATGACGCCAACGTGGACGCCGGAGAGCGGGACAGTCCCACAGCAGAACATTCCAGCACCGCGGCCTGGAGAGGTGTGGTTTCACGGTGGCCCTGTTGGTAGTCTCGACAACGCCGTCGCGCGGCCACTGTTCCTAACGCGCGACAAGGGTGGTGCTGAATGGTTCGTGACGAACCGAGGCGACCGCGAGAACGTGCTGCAGTCGACGCCGGTTCATGTCGAGAACCCAGCGAGGATGAGGGACTTGATGGCGGCGGTGGCCGACGTCGGTGCCACAGAAGCGGACATCAGCGAGAACAGCAGTTACGACGGCACGAACGACATCGACTACGTCTACGTGCCTGCGGTGCGCGAGGCGTTGCTGGCGAGAGGGTTCGACTCCCTGCTGGCGTCCGATGTGCTCGAGAACGGCAGCATCGAGATCCTGGTGCCGCTGACGGGAGACTACGCTGCGCCCAAGGGCGAGTCTGAGTTCTTCCAGACGAAACAGGAAGAGGAAGACGAGGCCGCAGGCATCACGCGGTCGAACCTGAACGTCGCGCCGGCGCAGACGGTGAATGGGCGACTCCGCTTGTCGACGCGCGTCCCATCAGGGCCGGATGCGCCGACGCAGACCGAGGTGCTCCGCACCGCGATGGACGTGGCGCTGATGGCGCCAGCGGCCAAGGGCAAGGAGTCGTTCCTGGTTCGCAGTGCGCGGTTGATCCGCAGCACCATCACGCGCCTGCCGAAGCTGGGCGGCGACACGGTGCCGCTGTTCCCGCAGTTGACCGACGACGAACGCGCGAACCTGAGCGACGAGGAACTGGTCGAGCGGTTGGTCCAGGTGATGACCGACAACCTCCGGTGGTTGTGGGACGCAGCGGCGCCGTTCGCTGACCGCGCAAAGCTCTGGTATGTCGGTGCTCACCGCATCTCGCTGAACATGGCCGACGAGTTCGGCATCTCGCCGGCGCAGGCGGCTGGCGTGTTGGCAACGCTCTCTCCGCAAATGGACTGGTTCAAGAACGTCGACCTGGCCTATCGGGTGCTGCGTATCTATCAGCGGACGTCGCGCGAGAACACCAAGTTCACGACCGCGCTGTTTAATTCCTACGCGACACGGCAGGCCGGTGGCGCTGGGTCGTCGACCCGTGGCGACAAGGCTCACGTCACGAAACAGATCGCGCAGGAGCGTAAGGACTACGAGGGCAAGACCTGGTCGGAGATGGACAATCTCGGCAAGGCCATGCTGCTGCGAACGCTCGACGAAGAGGAAGGCTTTAAGCAATATCGCATCATCACGCCGGAAGGAAACTTCGGCGACTACGTCAGGAACCAACCGAGCAAGAAGCAGTTGGCCGCTGGCCTGCCTGGAGACTACGGCGACGTCGGCTGGGGAACCTTCAAGTTCATCGGCAACGCGATATCGATCCTAGAAGACGGCAGCGTTCAGAACATTCATTTGCGTGTCGGCGGCGAACACAAGGTGCGGTCGTTCTTTAACAACATCAGCGACCCGGACTACGCCGGCGCGGTGACAATGGACACCCACGCGAACGCGGCTGCGCTACTGAAGCCCGTGTCTGGCAAATACCTCGAGGTCGAGGTGATGATGGGCAAAGGGCCGGGGTCGAACAACGTCGGCCTGCAGGGACTGAACGCTTACTTCGCTGAAGCCTACAACCGACTGGCAGAGGAGCTTGGCGTGTTGCCGCGCGAGGTGCAGTCGGTGACCTGGGAAGCCGTGCGCGGTCTGTTCCAGGACTCACAGAAAGGCGTCCCGCTGACCCGGGCGGTCGACCAGTTGTGGGCCGAGCGGTCTGCTGGTAAGCTCACCGTCGATGACTTCCACGCAAGGCTACTGGCAGCGGCGGGCGGTATCCGACCCCCTGATTGGGTTAATACTTCGAATGCGACAACCGGTGACGAAGGAGTCGTATCTCCGGGCGATGCACGGGGGGACGCTGCCGGAGTCGATCGACGCGGAGATTCAGGGAGCGGTGCCGCAGGACGTCCCGGGCGACTGGCCCTTGGGCCTGACCGGCTCCACCGAGGCGTCTGGATCCAGCGCCAAGACGGCGCCAAAGCAGCCTCGCCCGAAGCCGTAGCCGCCGAAGAGGAAGAGTTCTACCAGAGCGCGGCTGAACCCTCGCCCATCTTCTACTCGCGCCTGCTGGCTGCGGTGACCGCTACGCCGATGAAGTCGGCCACCGGACAGAAGTGGAAGGGCGTCATTCACAAGTGGGCCAAAGCTGCGCCCACGCCAACCCTGGGCAAGTCCTGGCTCGAGGGCATCAACCAAGCCGAGCTCGCCATCACCAAGGTCGACGACCTAGAGGACGGCAAGTCCTACACCAAGGACGAAGTCCTGCAGTATCTCAGCGTCCGCACGGTCACGGTGAGCCAGGTGATTCTGGGCGACCCTGTGTCGAGATCGCTGGCCGAAGCCGACGCCGAGAAGGCGATCATGGCCGACGCGCAGAAGCACTACGACGAACTGGCGCAGGAGATATTCGACAGCTTCCCGCCAGCTGACTTTGAGCCTGTCGTCAGCACGTTCGAAGAAGACGGCAAGCTGTGGTATCAGGCCCAGGTCGGCGACCAACCGATCGAAGACGAGGTCTACGACACGCTCGAGGAGGCCACCGAAGCGGCCAGGACTGAAGCCGAGCGGCGAAACGCGGCCTACGACAGCGAACGAATGGTCGACGCCAGGAACATGGTCGATTGGGGCGACGTGGTCGAGCAGGCGCGTGAGAACTACGCCGACATCAATGGTCGCGACATCGTCGTCAACGAAACGCAGTTCGATACCTACGTGACCGCTGGCGCCATCCCCGGCAGCTATCGCGAAGCGTTCGTGACCGCAGATGAAGCGTTCACGGAGCCTGTCGACCCAGAGGCGCTGCGCGAAGTGAAGGCGCGATACGACCGCGACATCGCCATCGCCACCGACACGCGCCAGGTCTACGACAAGTCGAACCTGAGAGTCGCGATGAAGGCCAGAGGCGACGGGTTTGCTGACACCGACATGGAGGTGCTGAAGGCCGAGCGCAAAGTCGCCGGTGACACATGGGAGGCCGCAGCCGAGACGGCGCGAGAGTCGTTGGCGGAATGGCAGAAGTTGGAAGACAAGTCGAAGGCGCCAACCTGGTTCGACGGCCATGATCAATACAGCGAGATCGAGCGCCCGATCGTCAGGGTTCGATTCAACGCGCGGCATGGCTACGAAGTAGGCGGTGACTCGCAACCACAGCGCGTGATGTTTCTCGAGGAAGTGCAACCGCCGAGCGCGACCGAGCAAAAGGATATGCCGGCGCTGTTCGTGAAGAACTGGCGCGAGATCGCGTTCAAGTGGGCGCTGCGCTATGCCGCCGAGAACGGGTTCGCCGCGGTCGCCTGGACCACAGGGGAGCAGCAGTCGGAACGCTACAAGCTGTCGTCTCAGGTGCGCTCGATTAACTGGTATCCACGGGGGCATGTCTACGGGGAAGCGCCGTCGACCGCGACCAAGGATGTCGTGATCCACGTCACGCGAGGCAACGCCTCGTATACGGCTGCGGTCAACAAGGACGGCGTGATCGAGTGGTCGCCTGGTCGCAACGCAGCCTGGGTCGGGGAACACCTGTCGGCGATCATCGGCAAGGACATCGCCGACCAGGTGATGGCTGGCGACAAGGGCGAGCTGACCGGCGTTGGGTTGGACGTTGGCGGTGAAGGGCTTCGTAAACTTTACAACCGCGACCTACCCAACGTGGTGAACAGCCTGCCAGCGGTTCGCAAAACGAATGGTGCGGTGGGCAGGTTCAAGCTCGGGATGCCAACCGGAAAGGTCACCGTTAGAAAGGACGACGCGACTGAGACGCGTCGATTCCGCATCTATCAGGAACACGCCACAGGCCGCTACGAGGATCACGGCACATTCAACACCAGGGAGGACGCCGACGCCGAGGTTGCGCGATTGGTAGACACGCATCGCGCCGACATGGCCGCGTTCAAGATCGGCGTGGTTAGGTTCGTAGAGCCGGCGTCGTCCTGGTCGGTGTTAGACCCGACCGGTAAGTTCCTTCAACGGTTCAACACCCTGAAGGCCGCGAGAGCGTTTGGCGAAGCGCAGCAGGCCATGCTCGATGGAGGCACCGAGGTGCCTGGTATCGCCGTCACGCCGGCGCTGGCCGAGCGTGTGCTCGGTGGTCAGACCCTCTTCCAGGGTGACGACTCTAAGCGAGGCTCGACGCGCGGCCCGTTCGGTCGGTTCGGCGGCAACCGTAAGTTCATGATCCGGTTGTTCAAGAACGCGGACTCGTCGACGTTCATGCACGAAAGCGCCCACCTGTTTCTCGAGATGCTGCAAGACCTGGAGCGCCGGCCCGAAGCGTCGGCTCGACTGAAGGCCGACATGGCGACGTTGCGCCTGTGGTTCTTCGGCCCCGGTGGTGAAGGCACGATTCAGGAGGCCCAGCACGAACAGTTCGCGCAGGCGTTTGAACTCTATCTGCTCGAGGGCAAGGCGCCGAGCATTGGGCTGCAGTCTGTGTTCACGAAGTTCCGCGCGTGGTTGCTGCGCTGGTATAAGAGCCTGTCCGCGCAAGTGAAGCTGACCGACGACGTGCGCCAGGTCTTCGACCGAATGCTGGCGACCGACGAAGCGATCGCGGCGGCAAAGGCCGAGCAGAAGTTCACGCCGATGTTCACCACGGCGGAAGCCGCCGGCATGGACGCGGCCACGTTCGCGCTCTACCAGGAACAGGTCGCCAAGGCCAGCACCGCCGCGCGTGAGACGCTCGAGGCGAAGCTGCTGCGCGAGGTGCGTCGAGCACAGTCAGCGGCCTACCGGCAGCAGAAGGACGACACGCGCGACGAGGTGAAGAAAGAGATCCATCAGCGTCCTGTGTATCAGGCGCTGGCGGCGATCCGTCGCGGCACCCAACCAGACGGCACCCCGCTGGTCGAAGGCGTCGAACCGCAGGCGCTGACCCTCTCCCGTCAAATGATTGTAGAGAGGTATGGACTCGAGCGCCTGCGCCAGCTGCCGCGAGGTATCGCCAGCGATGCAGCCGGTGGCCTGGACCCTGACGTGGTAGGGCAGATGTTCGGGTTCACTGGCGGCGACCAGTTGCTGCAGACCATCGTCGACACCCCGCCGATGGCGACGGCTATCGCCGACGAGACGAACGCCCGAATGCAGCAGCAGTTCGGCGACCTGATCCTGGACGGCAAGCTGAGCGACGAGGCCAAAGCGGCAGTTGCCAACGATGGGCGAGAAGCCATCGTCAGGGCCGAAATGAGGGCGCTGGGGCAGCTTCGACGGGTCGCGGCACCCTTTGTGGCCCAGGGACGGGAGAACGTCAGGGACGAGCAGCGGGAACGCGCCTACGAGCGGCGGTGGTTTGCCGCCGAGGCCAAGCTCAAGCTGGCCGAACAGAAGGCCGAGAGCAAGGAAGCCATCGAGGCGCTGCGGCAGGAAGTCATCGCGCTGCGGAAACGTGCGCGTGGTGGCCCGACCACCGTTCGCGCCGGCATCCCCGACGACGGGTTGCTGCGGCAGACGGCCATCGACCGGATTGGTCGGACGCGCCTGCGCGACATCAAGCCTCAGACGTTTTGGGTGGCGGCACGGCAGGCCAGCCAGAAGGCGGTCGAGCTCGCCGCGAAGCAAGACTTCGACGGGGCCATCCTGGCAAAGCAGCAGGAACTGATCAGCCTGGCACTGTTCCGCGAAGCCACGACGGCGCTGGCCGCTGCGGACGCGCGTGTGCGACAGGCCCAGCAGATGGCGACACCGGCTGCACGGTCGCGCCTGGGCAAGGCCGGTGAGTCCTACCAGGATCAGGTCGACGGCATCCTGGACCGCTACGAGTTTGCACGGGTGTCGCAGAAGGTGCTCGACCGCCGCGCGTCCCTCCGCGCGTGGGTGGCGGCAATTGAAGCCGACGGCCTGACGGTCGAACTGCCGGAGGGAATGCTCGACGACGCGCGTCGGACGCACTACCGCGAGTTGAGCTACGACGACTTCATCGCGGTGACCGACACGCTGAAACAGATCCAGCACCTGGCCGCGCTGAAGAACCGGTTACTGAAGGCAAAGAAGGCGCGTGATCTCCAGGCGGCTGCGTCCGCGCTGGTGGCGTCGATCACCGCACACGCGCAGCCACGGGCGAAGCAGACGATCGAGACGCACCTTCCCAAAGAGGAACGGCTCCGGCGCATTCACGCCATCTTCGCGGCCCACCGCAAGATGTCGTCGCTGGCGCGAGAGATGGACGGACACGCCGACGGCGGCGCCATGTTCGACGCCATCATCGTGCCGCTGAACGATGCCGCCAACACCGAGGCCGAGATGAATGCCGCGGTCACGCAGAAGCTGGGCGCGTTGGTGAACACCGCGTTCCCCGGCATCGAGAAGGCGCGGCTCTACCACGCGACGTTCCACAAGGAGATCGGCCAGCAGTTGACCCGGATGGGCCGGCTGATGATCGCGCTGAACTGGGGCAACGAGAGCAACCGCCAGCGCGTGATGGCGGGCTACGGGTGGAACGAGTCCCAGGTGCAGGCGCTGCTCGACACGCTGTCGGCCACCGACCTGGAGTTCGTGCAGGGCGTGTGGGATCTGATCAACACCTACTGGCCTGCCATTGAGGAGAAGCAGTTCCGGGTCACGGGCGTCAAGCCGGTGAAGGTGGACGCGGTGGGCTTCACCGCGAAGAACGGCCAGGTCACGGGCGGCTATTTCCCGCTGAAGTATGACGGGCGCCAGTCGCCTGCCGCGCAGAAGTTTATCGACGTCGAGAAGGCTCGGCTCGAGTTGGCCGGCGAATACGTCAGCAGCACGACCCGTCGCGGCCACACCGAAGGTCGCGTCGAGAAGACCGGCCCCGAGTTCAAGGTGCGCCTGGACTTCGGCGTCATCTTCGAACACATCGCCCAGGTGATCCATGACCTGTCGCACCACGAAACGCTGATCGACGTGAACCGTCTGCTCGGTCACCCCGACGTGCAGAAGGCCATCTTCGACCACTACGGCGACATCGTCTACCGGCAGTTCAAGGAGGGTGTGACGGCGGTGGCGGTCGGCCAGCCTGCGGTGGCGGAACACGAAAAGATGTTCAACCACATGCGCGTCGGCACGACGGTGGCGCTGCTGGCCTGGAACCTGACGACGGTGGTGATGCAGCCGCTGGGCCTGACGCAGTCGATGTCGCGCGTCGGCATCAAGTGGGTCGGCCTTGGGTTGGGCCGGTGGATCACCGACGCCGCGCGACTCGAGAACACCGTCGCGTGGATCAACGACCGCAGTTCCTTTATGAAGCTGCGCGGCCAGACACAGCAGCGCGAGATCAACGAGATCAGAAACCAGATCGGCGTCGAGACGGGCAAGCTGACCGGATGGGTGGAAGAGGCACTGCGGACGACGACGTTCGACCTGGTCACGAAGCAGGGCATCGCCGACAGCTACTTCTACTTGATTCAGCAGACGCAGCGCATCGCGGACGTGCCGACCTGGATTGGGCAATACGAGAAGTCGATGGCCGCTGGGGAAACCGAGGAACGCGCCATCGAGCAGGCCGACCAGGCGGTGCGTGACGCGCAGGGCAGCGGACAGATCCACGACCTCGCGGCGGTGCAGCGCGGGACGCCGGCGTTCAAGTTGTGGACGAACTTCTATTCGTTCTTCAGCACCACCTACAACCAGAGCGCCGAAGCCATCAGCCGCACACGCGGCAAGCTGGGCAAGCCGGGACACGTCGGTCGGTTGGCCGTCGACTACCTGCTGCTCTACACCGTGCCAGCCAGCGTGGGCTTCGTGCTGCGCGAGTTTATTCGTGGAGGCAAGGACGACGACGACGAGAGCTTCCTGCTTGAGCTCGCCAAGCAGAACCTGTCCTACATGACGGGAACGATGATCGGGCTGCGCGAGTTGTCGGGCGCCATCCAGGGCTACTACGGTTACGAGGGGCCAGCCGGTGCGCGTGGCTGGGCTACGGCATCGAAGTTGCTCAAGCAGGTTGGGCAAGGGGAATTGGATGCTTCTTTCTGGAAATCGCTGAACGATGCCGCTGGCATCTACTTCCACTATCCATCAGGTCAGGTTAGACGCACGATCGAGGGCATCGCCGCTCTGGTCGAAGGACGCACCAAGAACCCCGGCGTGTTGGTCACAGGGCCACCACCCGAATAGGAAACGCAGATGCCACCACTGGATATTTCCATGGACGAATTTGATCGACTTCGTTCGCGCGTTCACGCCAACAGCGATGACATCAATAACCTGAAGATCGCGGTGGCCGCAGTGACTACCAAAGCGGAGGTGCTCGAGAAGGCGGTCGAGGCTATCCGAGAGAACACCGCCAGCAGCACCGAGCTTGCTGCCGCGGTGACGTTGCTGACGTTGAAACTCGAGCACGTCCACGAAGACCTGGCCGTGATCAAGAAGGCCATCTACTGGTCGGTCGGGTTGATCCTCTGCGCGGTCGGCGGTGCCATCCTGGCCGGAGTGCTGCGTTCGTGAAGATGTTCGACCACGCGGTGCGGTTCGTAATCCCTGCGGCCTACAGCCTGCTGCCGCCGAAGATGAACTCGCCAGAGGCGACGGCGATGCTGCTGGCGATTGGTCTGCAGGAGTCGGAGTTCGTCGCGCGGAAGCAGCGAGGTGGTGGGCCGGCGCGTGGGTTCTGGCAGTTCGAACGCGGTGGTGGGGTGAAGGGCGTGTGCCAGCACCGCGACACGCGCGACCTGTTGGCCGAGGCGCTGACGGTGATGCGCTACGGCCACATCATCGGGAACCTGCCGGAGTTGCACTACGCCATTGAAGACAACGACGTGGTCGCCTGCGTCTTCGCGCGGTTGCTGCTGTTCACGTTGCCCTGGCCGTTACCAACGCGGGGTGAACACGACAAGGCGTGGCTGCAATACACCGAGGCGTGGCGTCCAGGCAAACCGCACCGCGACACCTGGGACGGGAACTTCGACACCGGTTGGGCGAGGACGATCATCGACTAAACTTCAGCAGGAGAAAACCATGGAGCAAGCGACACTCGACCGTCACGCATACATCCTGAAAGCCAACCCCGGCGAGTCATCCTCGCAGATGTGGGCACGGGCTGCGGAGTTCACCCAGCGTTGCTGCTACGACGAGCGCGGCAACTACGTCCTGATCAAGAAGAGCGGCGGCACCTACTGTGCCGGCCCCGGTGGCGTCGGCATGGACTGCGACAAGGTGATCGACCGTCGCGACATGAAGATTTACGACCTGGTTCGCAGCGCCGGTTCGACTGCCGCGGTTGCCATCTTTGAGTTCACCGGTCACGTTGCGACGTCGACCGCCGACTTCCTCGAGCCGGTGCCATACGCTGGCGCAGGCCAACCGAACCCACCGCAGCCGCCGTCGGGCATCATCGAGCAGGGCGAGTTCTACCGCCGCTTCGGCGAGATGAATGCGTTCTACGCTTCACAGGCCGGTCTGCAGCGTCCTGGTGGAATGGTCATCGACCGGGACGGTGTGCCGACGTGCGATGAAGAAGCGATGGGCCAGTGGGGCTACCAACTGATGCTCGGCGTCAGCGTCGAGTCGTGCAAGTCGCAGATCAGAAAGATCCCCGGCGGCGAGTGGCAGCAGAAGCACCCCGGCGTCCCGCCGTTCTAATGCGAATAGGTGACGTGAATATGAGCGCCATCGCGGCGGCGGTCTTGGCCGTCGTCGCGTGGTTCTCTAAGGGCAAACAGAGATTCAAGGGAGACACGCATGAACCCGTTGCTGGTGAAGTTCATTCTGGGAACGCTGCGCCGAGTGTTGCAGTCGAGCGGCCTGCTGCTGACGGTGTCGGACACCGACCTGACTGAGTTCATCGTCGCGGCGGCTACCGCTGTCGGGTTCTTGTGGGGCTGGTGGAACGACTTCAAGGAACAGCGGAAGCTGACCACCGCGCTGGCGACTCCAGGTATCACGACGCAGGCGCATGTCGAGAACCTGATCAAGGAAGGCCGGAGCGCGTCGGCGCTGACGCCGAAGGACGAATACCCTGAGAGGCGGATGTGAGCGACACCCCGCTGACGGACGCGGCGAACCGCCACGCCAAGGAACTCGCGACGGTGAAGGCTGAGAAGCCATCGGCCTTCACCGTGGGCCTGCACACCGACGGCCAGGGCGTGGTCGCCACGGCCACCTACGACCGCACCTGGAAGAACGGGTGGGGCGCCACCGCCTACGCCAAGGCGTGGTGGAACGACGCCAGCGTGACGCCTGTGCGCTCGAGCGGTGTGGCCGCTGGCGCCGAGGGCCGCTACGAATTTGGCGACAACGAGTGAATGTTGACAACAAGTCCAAGGTAGGACTACCCTGACCAGGTGATCAGGTCTGCCGCGCGAGACATCGACCGCTACGCCGTCGACTCTTCGAACCTGAAGAGCGTGGGCTACGACGAGAGCCGACAGACGTTGGCGGTCGAGTTCGCCAGTGGCAACGTCTACCACTACGCCGGCGTTCCCACCGAAGTCTTCGAAGAGTTGAGCCTGTCGAAGTCGCTGGGTCAGTTCTACGCCAAGAACATCAAGGGCAAGTTCGCCTCGACGGTGATGACCGGCATCTGCCCGACGTGCCTGAAGCTGGGCTACATCGGTGAATCGTGCGAGACGCCGGAGTGCAGCGGCACGGTGCTTGAGGTCGACCGCCAGCACAAACAGCGTTGATGCACATAAGGCCGCGCCGTGCGCGTGGCAAGGGATCCTGGGCCAGCCTGTTGGTCGCTCGGCAGGTTGGTCACAGCGTCATCAGTTAAGCGCCCCCGCTGGTGTGTTTCGAGCGGGATAAAGTGGGGCGCCAAACCAACCAGTGAATGGAGTATTGTTGACAACAATATGGCTACGAAACCTACGGCAAAGATGGGGCGCCCGGTGATCTTCCGCGACAAGGAAGGCGGCGAACGTGTTCAGGGTAATCTGACGAAGAAAGGCGCGGAGTATTTCAGGGGCGCTCGGCTTCAGCTTGCCAACATGGCCGGCGTCGAATACAGCAAGGTGACCCACGCCGACGTGATCGAGTTTCTGGCAAGAGGCGTGAAGAACACTCGGCTCTACCTTGACGGCAAAGCGAAATAGGAGAACCTGAAGATGGCGACGAAACAGAAGACCAGGAAGACCGTGACGAAGGTGACGAAGAAACCCACGACCGCGCTGGCGCGGCGGGATGCACCACCGCAGATAGTCGAGTTGCGCGTGAACGACCCCGGTCGCATGTTGCCGGTGGCGAACGAGTCCACGGCGCTCGGCCTACTCAGCGATGAAGCGGCTGTCGGCAACCTGGGCATGGTCGAGGTGAGACTGACCGATGCCGAGGAGTCCATCCTGTCGGAGGCGGTGAACCCTGACGACGTGCTGGTCAAGCCTAACGGCATCGCCTACCTGAGCCACCCTGTCTACACGAAGTGGTTCAACCGCGCGTTCGGTCGGCTCGGCTGGGCGCTGGTGCCGAAGGCCAAGGCCATCAAGGCCGGGAACCTCGTCGTCGTTCCCTACGTGCTGTATATCCACGGTCAGCCAGCCGCGTTCGCGCAGGGTGAGCAGGACTACTTCGACAGCAACAAGACGCAGACGTTCGGAGACGCGATTGAGGCGACGGTGGCGTCTGGCTTGCGTCGGTGCGCGAAGCGGTTGGGCGTCGGCCTGGAGTTGTGGGACAAGCGGTGGCTGCAGCAGTTCATGGACACCCACGCTGAGCAAGTCGGCGGCGAGTGGCGCTTGATCAGGGATCGTCGACCGGCCACGTTCAGGGGCGGCAATGCCGGTGGTGGCAAGACCGTCGCGCAGGAGCAGCGCCAGACACCACCCAAGGCTGGCACCCACGCGGCGGAAGGTGAGAAGATCACCGACGTGCAACGGGCGCGGTTGGTGAACATCGCGCAACGCGCGGGTCGCATCGACGCCGACGTCGCGCTGTGGCTGAAGGCTCGATACAAGGTGGCGAACTCGCGCGACATCCTGCGTCGGGACTACGACGCTATCTGCGACCAACTGGCGGTGCGTGGTGCGCTGCCAATGCCAGGAGACGGTGAATGAACTTCAGCCCCGCTGACGAAGAACGCATGAAGCATATCGAGAACGAGCTCGCGCGAAAGTGCAACGAGTTCAGGGAGAACACCGAAGCGGCCATTGTGGTGTTTGCCCTGCTGCGCGTGGCGCGGACGCTGCTGAAGCTGTATCGCAAGAAGACCCGCGAGACGTTGCTCGAGGATGTGGGGATCCCGTTCCTGCGGGGTCAGACGCAGCCTGGTCGACTGATCGACGGCGACGTCGGCGGCAGCTTAATCAACTAACGTCATGCCTGCCCTGAAGGAACTGGCATTCCGTTTCGACCCAGCCACGCACACCTACACCGAGCTTGAGAGCGGTGTGGTGCTGCCGCACATCACCGGCCTGCTGATGAGCGCCGGCCTGATTGACGACCGGTGGTATACCGAGGAGTCGAGCGTTAGAGGCACGGCGGTGCATGACATGACCGCCACCTACGACCTTGGGGCGCTCGACCCCTCGACGCTGGTCAGCCGCTACAAGGGCTACGTGCTGGCCCACGTCGACGCCATGATGGCGCTGAAGCCGACGATGCTGTCGGTCGAGGAGCCAGACGCCCACCCTGGATATCGCTTCGCTGGCAGGCCAGACAGGGTGCTGCTGTGGCGGAAGCTGCGCGGCGTCTACGAGGTCAAGACCGGTGGGCCGGAGAAGTCGCACATGATCCAGACGGCGCTGCAGGCCATCCTCGACTCGCACCGCAGTGGTCTGCCCCCGCACCGCTACCATCGGATGGCCGGTTACTACCAGTCGTCGGGTCGCTACAAGATCAACACGCACGATAACCAGGGCGACATCGCGAAAGCGGTGGGCATTCTCAAGGAGTTCTGTCGATGAGTTATGACGCTGCGCTGCAACTGATGAAGGCGAACACCGAGTTCATGCTGTTGCTGGCGGCGGCGCTGGCCGTCGGCGCCGGGATGATCTTCCAGGTCAGCGAATACTTCGCGCCAGACGACCTGGGCGCGATCGACCCGAAGCCCCGCATGAAGGACTGGTATGACGAGGAGGCGCGACGTGGCTGAAGCAACCTGGCCCCCGACGTGGAACGGCCCGAACTTCAAGAAGCCACGGGTCAGCGCGAAGGTGACGCGCGGCATCAAGCGCAAGGTGCGCGACAACACCGAGAACCAGCACAAGACCGAGGTGCGCCGGCGTGACAACAAAGCCTGTCGCGGCGGCTGCAGGTTCCCGCTCTGCGGTTGCAGGAAGTTCAATCTGGCGAAGCACGTCGCGCACCTGGAGCACAAGGGGATGGGTGGCAACCCGCTCGAGGATCGGTCGGTGCCGGAGAAGATGATTCAGGTCTGCATCGCGCGGCACCGCGAACATCTGTTCTCGATCGACAAGGGAACAGTGCAGTGCAGGCCGCGCACGAACGCTGGCACCAACGGGCCGGTGGAATGGTGGCTCGACGTCGAGACGCTGCGCGACTACGACCTGTCGCCGTTCGCGTCGAAGGCCGAGTGGTGGTTGGTGGCAAGGGAGTCGGCGGTCGGGGTTCTCGAGCCGCTGAGTGCAGCACAGCGCGACGTGTTGCTGCAGCTCGCGGAGATGCACTGGTAATGGAAGGGAAAATCAATGGCCTGGGTTTATGTGCCGGCGTCGGGGGACTCGAGCTTGCTCTGCAGCTTGTCTTCGGAGATGCCTACGACACCGTGTGTTACGTGGAGAGGGAAGCCTTTGTCATCGCTGATCTGGTCACGCGAATGGAAGAAGGCCAGCTTTGTCAGGCGCCTATCTGGAACGACCTTGACGACTTCGATGGCCGACGCTGGCGTGGACTCGTTCATTGCCTCACTGCCGGTTTCCCCTGTCAGCCCTTCTCTGTCGCCGGCACCAGGTTGGGAACAGAAGATGAGCGTTGGTTGTGGCCCAGCATCGCGCGAATCATTCGCGACGTTCGACCCCACGTCGTCTTCCTGGAAAACGTCCCGCCCGTCGTTGTTCACGGAAGTGCTGACATCATCGGAACGCTGGCCGAACTCGGCTATCTTGCGACGTGGGATCTGTTTTCCGCTTCCGACGTCGGTGCGACCCACGGTCGAGAGCGTTGGTTCTGCCTCGCAATTTTGGAGGACACCGGACTCGCCGGGAGCTGGAGGGCCGCGGACGCACACGACGTCGCAGGGCAACGGGCATCAGGTGACGCTGCAGGAACAGGCGACGAACTGGCCGACGCCGGGCGCCAGAGACTTCAAGGACACGCCGGGCATGGCGACCACTGGCGTGAACCCCGACGGAAGCATTCGCGACCGAAACGATCAACTGGCTCGAGCGGTGCATCAGTGGTCGGCGCCGGCGACATCCCCCTCTTCCCTCCTGGACCTGACGACGCCGAAGGCTGGCGCCGAGTCCTTGCCGTCAGACCAGACCTTGCCCCAGCAGTGGCGCAGCCCGAACCAGCGCGACCACCATGCGATGGGGCCAAGGGAGAACGCGACCCAGCGACAGAAGACGCTGGTCGATCAGGTGCAGGCGATGGCGCCGAAGGCCCAGCTGAACCCGCTGTTCGACGAGTGGCTCATGGGGTGGCCCCTAGGGTGGACAGACTTCGCGCCTGTGGGAACGGAGTGGTGCCGCTGGAAGCAGCGTATGCGTTCTGCACTCTCGCGGCTCGTTTCGGCATCCAGGTCGGCGCAGAAGCTGACCTTCTAAAGTAGTTGTTGACAACAAAGCCAGCCGTCGTTAAACTCCCGAAAAGAGGATGAACTGATGGCGAACAAACAAACGAGCAACAACGCGCCGCTGTGGGTCAAGGAGTTCGGTCGCAGCTACGACGTGCCGGTGGAAGTCACGTCGCACCCGAAGCTGGTCGACCTGTCGTGGCACAACGACACGTCGCCGTCGTTCGGCATCGACGGCAAGGACACCGCGCTGCGGTTGTGGGTGGCTCACGTCGACCCGCAGATGCGCGACATCGCTGGCGGCAAGCGGTTCATGGTGGTCTTCGACGGCAACGACGAAACCTGCCCGGAGTTCGTTGAGACGGACGACGTGAACGAAGCCATTGCGGCATGGGAGAAGACAGCCGCCGAGTGGCAGGCGCAGCTTCTGGTGGAGGCGCTCTAAATGGTGGTGCCAACGGTTCACCTGAACGGCACCAGCGGCCAGGACTTGCTCGACCAGAACAAAGAGGTCGCTGGCTACCTGCGCGTCGGCCTGACCGCCATGTTCGAAGCGGCACCCAACGCGCGTGACTACTACGTGCAGGGCGGCAACGCCTATCGCGAAGCTCGGCGGGAGTATGTCGACCGCTGTGAGCGAGTGAAGGCGGTGCTGGCCGAGGTCGACGCCATCATTGAGAAGATCGAAGAGCAAGTCGAAGCACGTCGTCGGAAGTAACACAAACCCTGAAGGAGACACAGATGGCAAAGACGATTAGAACGACCCGGGCGGCGAAGGCCGACGCCCGGGGTGCGGCCCCTGACATGCGAGACGTCCCTACGGCGACGTCCTGGCCGACTCCGGCGCCGACGCCGAGCGCGGTGCGGATCGACCTGAGTCCAAGCCCGGAGGCGAAGCAGTCGCTGGAGCTTCGGCAGCAGGCTTCGCAGCTGGTGGTGCTCGACGCCAGCAGCCACAGCAACGCGCTCGAGTTCGTGCGTGGCGCCAAGCAGTTGCTGCGGAAGGTCGAAGACCACTGGAAGAACATCACGCGCAACGTCGACGACCTGAAGCGCAACCTGCTGACGCTGAAGCGGAAGGACACCGAGCCGATTGAAGCGGCCATCGCGCAGGCGACCGGCACGATCCTGACCTACGAGAACGCCGAGCGTCGTCGGGTGCAGGAAGAGTCAGACCGCCTGCGTCGTGAGCAGGAAGAGCAGCAGCGCCAGGAGCGCGAACGCCAGCTGGCCGACGCCGAGGCCGAAGCTGCGGCCATTGAAGCGCAGTCGCCGAACCTGTCCGCGCGTGAACAGAAGTTTGTGGACAGCATCCTGCTCGGCCTATTGCCGGAGAAAGCCTTCGAACGCGCTGGCTACAAGCCGGTGCTGAACGGCGGCAACAAGTTGGCGAACACGCCGAAGATCCAGAACGCCATCGCCACGCAGCAGGCGGCGAAGGTGCTGCGCGAACAGACCGCCGCGAAGCGGGAGCAGCCCCTGGAATACGTGCCGCCACCGGTTGTCGAGACGAACCTGGGCCGCGCGTCCGGTGTCTCGACCCGCACGACCTACTCGATGGAGGTGGTCGACCCGCAGGCGCTGATCGAAGCGTTCAAGTTGAACAGCGTCGACCGCCGCGCGTTGGTGCCGAACGAGATGTTCCTGAACCAGCAGGCGCGTGACCTGAAGGAAGCGTTTGAGTCGGCCTATCCGGGGTGCCGTCTGGTGAAGCGCCAGACGATCGCAGGGTGACCCCGATGAAGTGCCACGCTTGCGACCGCAGAACCACGAAGGGCGACACCTGTGACCCGTGCCTCGCTGAGAAGGCCGCGCACGAAGCCCTGAACCAGTTCCGCTACGCCATCAAGGCCGACCTGGGCAACGGCGTCCTGCACCACGTCGATGCCGGGGTCTATCCCGGCGACGTCGTCGACCTTGCCCAGCGCACCTACGGCTACGAACGCCTGGTAGTCGTCGACACGTTCAACCAGAACCGCATCCTGTGGGACTCCAGGGAGTTGAAGCATTGAGCGCACCCACGCTGCGACCGTATCAACTGAAGGCCGGGGAGGCGCTCGAGGGCGCCTTCTTCGACGCCGGCCAGAACCGCGTCCTGATCAAGAAACCCACCGGCACCGGCAAGACCGTGTGGTTCGCCGCGCTGCTGAAGGAGTTCCCCCGCCTCCGCGCGTGGCTCGAGCAGTTCCCCGAGAAGCAACGCAAGATGCTCGTCATCGCGCACCGCGAAGAGTTGCTCGACCAGGCGGCGGCGAAGATCAGGGCGCAGAACCCTGGCCTGATGGTCGACATCGAGCAAGGGCCGCGGTTCGCCAATCGCTACAGTGACGTCATCATCGCCAGCATCCAGACGCTCCAGGCCAGCAAGTTCAAGCGGCTGCGTGACCTGATGCGGTTCAGCACCTTCCGCATCGTGGTGGTCGACGAGGCCCACCACGCGGCGGCGGCGACCTACCGCACGGCGCTCGTCCACCTGGGCTTCCTGCCGCAGGCTGACGCCAGTGACGAGAACGAGATCGAAGCGGTGACCGACGACGACGTCGCGGTGATGGAGAAGAACCTTGCGAGCTGGGATGCTCGAGCACCGAAGGATCGGTTGCTGGTCGGCGTGACCGCGACCCCGAACCGATCGGACGCCATCGGCCTGGGCTGCGTGTTCCAGACCATCGCGTTCAGCTACGGGCTGAAGGAGGCCATCAACGACGGGTGGCTGGTGCCGATCAAGCCATGGGTGATCGAGACGACCGACAGCCTGGACAACGTGCGAGTGCAGCGCGGCGAGTTCAATCAGCGTGAACTGGCCGACACCGTGAACAACCCGAGACGCAACGCGCTGGCCGTCGAGGGCTGGGCCGCTTACGCCGGCGACCAGTCAACGCTGGCCTTCACGGTCGACGTGCAACACGCGCACGACCTGGCCGAAGCATTCCGGGTGACCGGCGTGACGGCGCAGGCGCTGAGCGGTGAGACACCGAAGGAAGAACGCCGCGCGATGCTGGCCGCTTACACGCGCGGCGACCTTCAGGTGATCACCAACTGCATGGTGCTGACCGAAGGCACCGACCTCCCGCGCACCGGCTGCATCCTGCACGCGAAGCCAACGAAGAGCGCCACGCTCTACGAGCAGATGACGGGCCGTGGTCTTCGTATTCACCCCGGCAAGACCGAGTGCGTCATCATCGACGTGGTCGACGTCGCGCGTCGGCATTCCCTGCAGTCGTCGCCCGTGCTGTATGGCCTGCCGCCATCGCTGAGTCCACAGGGCAAGACGCTGCAGCAGATCGAGAACGAGTTCGAAGCGTTCATGGAGAAGCACCCCGGCTTCGACATGGAACGGGCTGGGCGCGTGACGATGGAGCAGTTGGAGGTTCGGGCGTCGACTTTCAATATCTGGGACATTCCCGAGCTTGGCCCCGTCGGCGCCAGCCTGGCGATGAAGTGGGTGCGCGTCGGCACCGACAGCTTTCGCTTGCAGTATCCCTGGCAGGACGGTGTTGAGATTGTGTCGGTGGCTCCTGACGTGCTGGGCCACTACGACGTCAGCATCACGCTCAGGCCGTCGCACGGCGCACCACCGCGGCAGCGGACGCTGGCAACGCAGATCGACGGCGAGAAGAAGGCGCTGATGATTGCCGAGCAGTTCGTGAAGGACGACCGACCCAGCGTCGTGGGCCTGAAGGGAAAGAACGCTGGCTGGCGGCTGCGACCGGCGACACCTGGACAGATGGGGCTGCTGCGGAAGCTACGGGCGCCGATGAAGCCGAACCTGACCGCCGGCGAGGCGTCAGACCTGATCGACATGGCGAACGCCAGGAGGGCGAGATGATGGCCGAAGAAGAGAACACCGACTACGTGAACCACCTGAAGGAGATCATGGCGCAGCAGGCGGCGACCCCGGCGGCGACCCTTGTTGCCCACGCAACGCTGATGATGGTTCAGGTGCTTGAAGCATCAGGCGTCGAGGGTGCGATGGAGATGATTGAGCGGTGCAGCAGATTGGGCGTTGACGCCATTGAGGCTATCGCTCTGGAACACGCCATGGAAGAAGTCGACCGCGAGAACGAGGCGCTCGAGGCCACTCGCGAAAACGAGCAGTAGACAGAGTGAAGTGGAAGATCGTATAACCTTCGGGCGCAAACAAAAAGAGCCGGTGGGCCTGAAGTCCCACCGGCTCAGCGTTCTGTCGATGGCGCGACAGAAGGCCCAGGAAGACGCAAGTCTACATCCTGTCGGGCCTTCCCATCAAGCCATCCACAACACGTTGCGTTCGTCGGCGCCGGGAGCGTTAAGCCACCGGGGCGCACAGACGACGTTGTCCACTACCGGGTGCTGCAAAGTGGGCGGGCTGGAGCCGAATGGTCAGAGGCCGCAGGGGGTGCTGTGCGACAGCAACGATAGTCTGACCTTTCCAGGGTGTTGTCGTCACGACGCTCAGGGCCACGAACGGACGACGGCCACGGGCTGATCGAATCTGTCAACGAGGCATCGGCTGCAACCCTCTAGGGGAGCCTGTGCCTCGTTGGACTCAGGCGCTAGGCTGAATTAAAAAGCTCAGGAGAAACTAGATGGCAAAGGCAAGAGCGGAGAAGGTTACCGAGATCGATCCGAGAGTTGTGAAACTGATGGCGGCGCTGCGGGAAACCTGCGAGAAGCAGAACGCGATCATGCTCGAGATCGACGCGCTGCTGGCCGGCAAGGCTGGCATCGGCGACAAGCTCAAATCATTTTACGAAGCCTGGGGCGACCTCTGGTCGGCCAAATACCACGGGCGCAGCTACGTGTTCGCGTTCGCCAAGGACGCCGCGCACCTGAAGCGGTTGCTTCGCACCATCACGCTCGACGAGCTTGTGACCCGGGCCGGGAACTACATGCGGAGCGACGACCCCTTCGTGGTGCAGTCGGGCCACAGCTTCAACGTGTTCGTCGCGATGGTGAATCAGTTCGCGGGGTTTATCTCGACCAACGGTGCCGACGCGCCGGTCGGTTGCAAGCACGACCCAGCCTGCAAGGACGACGCGGCCTGCACGAAGCGCAAGCACCGCGAGATGCTCGATGGCAAGTAAGACCGCCACCGCAGAGGCACCGCCGCGTGTCCTACCCCACAACCTGGAGGCGGAACGCGCGGTGCTCGGCGCCATCCTGATCAACAACGATGTGTTCCACGCAGCCGCGGCCATCGTGCAACCCAAGGACTTCTTCAGGGACGCGCACCGCCGCATCTACAAGGCCATCTGGAAGCTGGCCGACGACGACTCGATCATCGACCTGGTCACGGTGAAGGCGCTCATGGAGCAGAGCAATGACCTCGACGAAGCCGGTGGTGCGTCCTATCTCGCGTCGTTGATCGACGGTGTGCCCTACTCGACCAACGTCATTGCCTACTCGGAGATCGTGAAGGACGCCTCGACGTTGCGGTCAATGATCACCACTGGCAACAAGATCGTGACCAGAGCCTACGAGGCCGACGAGTCCGCGAAGCAGATCGTGACGTGGGCCGAGCAGCAGATGTTCGACCTAGCGCACGGCCACCTAACGAGCAAGTTGACCGACCTCCGCGCCGGCACACGGGCGCTGCTCGATGACCTAGACTTCCGCATTAAGAACAAGGGACAGGTGACCGGCATCGACACCGGCTTCGACTCGCTGAACCAGTTGACGCTGGGGTGGCAGCGCGGCGACCTGATCTTCGTCGGCGCCCGACCATCGATCGGCAAGACCACGTTCGTGATGAACAGCGTCACGAAGGCCGCGCAGATGGGCAAGCGCATCGCGGTGTTCTCGATGGAGATGCGTCGAAAGCAGTTGGAGTATCGGATCCTGTCGAGCCTGAGCGACGTCGAACTGACGCGCATTATGAACGGGGCCATCGTCGGCGGCGACCACGCGAAGATATCGAACGCGATGGAGATCATGCACGAACTCCCGCTGTTCATCGACGACACGCCGGCGCGAACCATCTGGGACATTAGGAGCGCCGCGCGGCAGATGAAAGCCGACCAAGGCATCGACGCGGTGGTGGTCGACTACGTGCAGCTGATGCGCGGGACGCTCGACAACCGGAACGCGAACCGCAACATGGAACTGACCGACATCAGCAACCGCTTCAAGGCGCTGGCTGGCGAGCTCGACGTGCCGATCATCGTGCTGTCGCAGCTGGCGCGGAAGAGCCTGGACCGGCCCGACCCGCGCCCGAAGATGTCAGACCTGAAGGACTGCGGCGCGTTCGAACAGGACGCCGAC